AATATTGAAAGAGAATAGTATCTTATGGATAAAGACAAACTAAAACTTATTGTCCGTAATCTAGAACTCTTGGTTGATTCTCTGAAAGCAGAAGTTTATTCTGATGTATCTGCATATTCTTATACAAATCCAGAAGTCAGAAAAAGACCAATGTTAGATTACGACGAAATTTTTGAGGATTCTGATTTAGATGACTAATAGGGCAAGAAAAATGATGAAATTGCTCCGTAGATTGATTAAACAAGAGCATTTATATTCTGCTGAGCAATTGATTGAAATGAAATCACAATTAAGGATTCTGGAAGAAGAACTTTCAGAACTCGAAGCAAAAACATCAAAAGGATTTGGAAAGAAATGACAGTAAAACTCATTAGCGTGACCCCAGATGCAGAAAAAACAATGGCATATGTTGCTAGAGTTAGCAACCCTGCGAATCAAGACAACGAAAACTATGCCAAGTTGCTTGCTTATTGCATTAAGCATAATCATTGGTCTGTTTTTGAGCAGTCTTTTATGACTCTTGAGATCGAAACAAATCGTGGTATCGCAGCTCAAATTTTGAGGCACCGTTCTTTCACATATCAAGAATTTTCGCAGCGTTATGCAGATTCTTCTTTGTTGAGCGATTATATTCCTGTACCTGAACTTCGTCGTCAAGATACCAAGAATCGTCAGAACTCTATTGACGACATTTCTGAGTATGAGAAACTGACTCTACAGAGTAAGATTCAAGACCATTTTGCACACTCTATGCAACTCTATAAGGAACTTCTTGCTCATGGAGTAGCAAAGGAGTGTGCAAGGTTTGTACTGCCCTTAGCGACGCCTACACGCATTTATATGTCGGGATCATGCAGGTCATGGATTCATTATATCAATCTTCGTTCTGCAAATGGAACTCAGAAAGAACACATGGATATTGCTCTTGAGTGTAAGAAAATATTTACCGAACAATTTCCATCAGTCTCAGAAGCGTTAGAGTGGAATAAATAATTTTACTCTTAAATGTTCAAAGATGTCTGTCAAATATTCTTGGAAAATTCATGCATTGAATTATAATACTGCAGGATTATCTGGTGCAGTTAGTTCTGTAGAATGGATTTACACTGCTACAGAAAAAGTGAATGAAACTACTTTTACTGCTGATGAAAGAGGTACTCTAGAATTGCCTTCAGCTGCTGAAGATGATTTTACTGAGTATTCTGATTTAACTGAGGAACAAATTATTTCTTGGGTTGAGACTTTAATTGGGGAAGAAGAGATTGCGAATAAGCAATTCAGATTATCTTCTATAATTGATGCTCAAAAATCAGCATCAACAACCGAAAAGTATGATACTTTACCTTGGGAATCTCAAGAAGTTGTTGATGTGGAAACAGTAGAAGAGTAAAACTTTCATTCTAAATAAATTATCTTGATTTCGTAACTTTATGGCGACTTATCCTGTTATTAACAAAACCACTGGCGAACAGAAAGAAGTGGAAATGAGTATCCACGCCTGGGACCAGTGGAAAAAAGATAATCCAGATTGGGACAGAGATTGGTCTGACCCATCAACTTGTCCTGGCGCTGGAGAAGTTGGTGAGTGGAGGGACAAACTTATCAATCGCAATCCTGGATGGAATGATGTGCTTGCAAAAGCAGCAAAAGCTCCTGGTTCTACTGTAAAGAAACTCTAATGGCAAGAAGAAAAAGAGGCAATGACATCCAACCTATTGGTGTTGGTTTGACTGCAAAGCAAATGAAGAGGAGAAAGCCTCTAAGTTCTGATTACTTGGTCGATATTGAACCAATTACAGATAATCAGAAAAAGTTTTTTGATTCCTATCAAGATGAAAAGCATTTAGTTGCTTATGGATGTGCTGGAACTGGTAAAACTTTTATTACTCTTTATAATGCTTTAATGGATGTTCTTGATGAAAGAACCCCTTATGAAAAAGTTTATATCGTTCGTTCTCTTGTAGCAACTCGTGAGATTGGATTCCTTCCTGGATCTCATGAAGATAAAGCAGACATTTACCAGATTCCTTATAAGAATATGGTGAAGTATATGTTCCAGATGCCTTCTGATGCTGACTTTGAAATGCTCTATGGCAATTTGAAGTCACAAGAAACTATTAAGTTCTGGAGCACTTCATTCCTCCGTGGAACAACTCTTGATAATGCTATCGTCATTGTTGATGAATTCCAAAATCTAAACTTCCACGAACTCGATTCTATTATTACTCGTGTGGGTGAAAATACCAAAATTTGTTTCTGTGGTGATGCTACTCAATCAGACTTGCAAAAAACAAATGAACGTAATGGTATTGTAGATTTTATGAACATCTTGCGTAAAATGCCTTCTTTTGATATAATTGAATTTGGTGTAGAAGATATTGTTCGTTCTGGACTTGTTAAAGAATACATCATCGCAAAAATGGAAGCAGGTATGTAATGTTCAAACATGTTGATGTGACGCTCCCTGAACTTGAAAGGGAGACTATAGATGGTGTTCGTTATTATAAAGTTCCTGACGAAGAAGAACTTGTACGACTGGTCTCCATCACTTCGGTGACCAGTCATTTTAATAAAGAAATCTTTATTAAGTGGCGTAAAAAAGTTGGTGAAGAAGAAGCAGAGCGTGTCACAAAAGCGGCAACAAGTCGTGGAACTGATATGCACCTTCTTGTGGAACATCATCTCAAAAATGAAGAACTACCAGAAGTTCAACCAATCTCTGATTTTCTTTTTAAGATTGCAAAAACTGATTTAAATCGTATAAATAATATTTACGCCCTTGAAGGGTCCCTATATAGTAAGCAACTAGGCATTGCTGGGACAGTTGATTGTATTGCCGAATATGACGGCGAGTTAGCGATAATCGACTTTAAGACTTCTAAAAAACCAAAACCACGCGAGTGGATTGAACATTATTTTGTTCAGTGTATGGCATATGGTTGTATGCTCTACGAACTGACTGGTATTTCAGTCAAAAAACTTGTAATCATTATGGCTTGTGAAAATGGAGAATGCGTCGTCTATGAAGAACGAGACAAATCAAAATACATCAAACTTCTCACAGAATACATTAGAAAGTTTGTTAGAGATAAACTGGAACTCTATGGAACCAAATAAAGAATTAGAACAGGCAATAGAAAGTAAATTTTTAACCCCTTCCAAGTTTGCTCTTGAGATTGAGAAAATTGTTGCTGAAGAAAATCTGAATTATATTGATGCTATTTGTCACTATTGCGAAGTCAATAGTCTTGAGGTAGAATCAGTTACGAAACTCATTTCAAAACCTTTAAAAGAAAGACTCAAGTGGGATGCCACTCGTCTTAACTTTATGAAGAAAACATCAAGAGCAAGATTGCCTTTATGATCGTGACACCCTTTGAAACTTATCAACATTATTTGTCACTTAAAAATCATTTCACAAACCCAAAATACGATTTCTTTAAATATGGTGCGAAGACCCGTGCCAGTATGACATCCTTCAACAAACGCAAGGACAAATACTGGTTCGAGAAGACAAGTCGCAAATATTCTGATAAAGAAGTCGTAGATTTCTTAGTATCAAACTTTGTAGAAGCAGACAACCCGAGTAATTTATGGATTGGTTCTTTAATAAACGAAGGAGAAAGAACATATCAAGAATGGATGAGACGACAGCAGAGTTTGACTTACTTGTTCAAAGAGCAAAGCAACGAATTGTTCTCGGAAACAAAATTAGAGGATGCGTTGAATTGTTCCAAAGGACATCCACCCGTTCTAAAAAAATTCCTGAGCGGGAAGATTAGCCTTGAAACACTGGTCATATATGATAAAATATTCCTGTTCGGGAAGACGTTTGATGAAAAACTTTTGGACCCAGTGTGGGAGTGTGTTTCTCTTAAAATTAAAAAATATTCACCATTTCTTCAAATAGATATTTTTAACTATAAAAAAATTCTTAGAGAAATAATTTCATAGAGTGCGGGCAGCAAAGTCGGGTAGGGGTATTTGACTTGCGTAAGTCCCGCCTAAATAATATTACCCCTACTAAAAGAATATGTTAAATGTATCGAGTATTAATCTTGCTCTTAATATTGATGGTCCTGATTTTATAGAAGATATAAAGGACGAAAATTGGGAAAATTTTCCATCTAGAGAGGTTCAAAAAGAACAATCTAGAAAAAAGTGGAGAGATAAAAATCCAGATTATGAAAAGAAGAGATGGGCAAAAGGTTTGACTGAGGAGCAAGTTTTAGCTAGACGAGCTAGGGAGAAAAAGAGATATTGGGAAAATCAAAAAGATAGGGAAAACCGTAAGGAACGGGCAAGAGAAAGAAAAAGAGCATTAAAGAATAATTCATAAATATTGACGTATTCCAGTACAAGAAGATTTTAAGGGAAATCATAGATGAGTAACTTTTTTGACTCCGATATTATTCAAGATGAACTGAAAGAAATCAATAAGTTACAAGAGGAGATATACGGAAGTATTCTCACTTTTGGTATGATGCCCCGTGAGACCAAACTGGAACACATTGAAAAGTTAGAACTCTTGCTAGAAAAGCAGAGAGTGATGTATACTAGACTGTCTCTTTCAGATGATCCACAAGCGGTTGAGATGAAAGAGAACCTACGCAAATCAGTCGCATTGATGGGTTTTCCACCAGAGACTGATATGCAAGTACTGTTCAGTAGTATGAATAAGACCATTGAATCCCTCAAACAATTCATTGACAGGTGATTCAATCTTCGCTATAATATCCAAGTAAATCCCCCGAATCCAAACTATCCGAGGTAATCCAAATGTCTTTTGCTGACCTTAAGAAGCAATCTAAATTGGGCTCTCTGACCGCTAAACTGGTCAAAGAAGTTGAAAAAATGAATACTGGTAGCGGTTCTAGTGATGACCGCATCT